TTTAATAAGGAATTAGATAAGCAGATTGCTCAAGCAGTTATTGACGATAATGATATGATTAAAACAATAAATGAAGAAATAGATTCAACCAGGGCTGTAAGAGGTCAATTTCAGACAGTAGAAGTGGAAGGACAAACAGTTGGCGAGGAAGAAACGTAAAGTTAGAAAAGTACCCAGGGATAAAGAAACTAAGATACCTAAAAAATATTTATCTGGTTTAAAGGGTAACAAAAAAAGAAAAAGGGCTAGTTTATTAAAACAAGTAAGCTCACTTTATAAATCTGGTGCTAGAATACCTTTATCATTATTAAGAAAAAGGACAAGGGCATAATGGCAAGTAAATTTAGAAAACCTTTATCAGCAAGAGTTGTTGCTACACTTAAAGCAAAAGCAAAAAAATCCAAATTATTTAATTTAACAGACCTAAAAGCATCATATAGAAGGGGACAAGGTGCATTTTTATCTGGTGGTAGTAGACCTAGAATACCAATGTCTGCATGGGCTATGGCAAGAGTAAACAAGCTTATAAGCCGTGGTAGGTCTGGAACATTTGATAAAGATATAATTTCAAGAGCAAGTAAAAGAAAGAGAAAATAATGTCTGCACCTAGTTTATCTTTATTAAAAGAAAAAATTAGAAAAAAAAAGAAATTAGGATTTACAGAAAAAGCTAGTGCAGTAGCAAGAGGTTTATTACCTAGGAAATCTGGTAAATTTAAGGGGAAAAAAGTTAAAAGCAAAAAATATGGTGGTAGAGCGTGAAAAACATAAAATATGTATTATTTGTAAGGTTTATTTGATTGAGAAAATAAAAGATGTTTTTGTATGCCCAGTTTGTAAGGCTATAGTGAATGAAAGATTAGACGATAGGAAATAAATGGCAAAGTATAGAGGACGAGCAGTAAAATTAAATAAGCCTTTTAGAACTCCTGGAGAATCTAAAAAGTTTGCTGTTTATGTAAAAGATAAAAAAACAGAGAATGTGAAAAAAGTTAGGTTTGGCGATCCTACTATGAAAATAAAAAAGAGTATTCCTGCAAGGCAAAAATCATTCTTGGCTAGAATGGGTGGAGTATTAAATAAGGTAAAAGGACAAAAATCCTTATCACCTGCTTTCTGGTCAATAAAAGCTTGGAAAAAAGACTTTCCTTTATAATGTCAAAAATTTTAGAAAAATTAGCAGATCAACATGAAGAGCGTATTATTAATGTTTTATACACGCTTGAAAGAGATATTATAAAAGAGATTACAAGGGCAACAAAAGGTGAATTAGTATCACAAAGATTAGCTATTCAATTACAACCTAAATTAAGAGCAGTTATTCAATCAAGATTCCTGGAGGAAGCTGATCTAATAATTAATGAAGAATATAATAAAATAGCAAAAGAGGTATTAGATACTTTTGGAAAAATGCCTATTCCTAATAAATTTAAAAATTTAACTGATGTTGATTTGCAAACTATTAATGCTTTGAAATATCAATCATTTAGCGGATTTGAGGATATTGCAGAAAGATTTTTAAAAGTAATAAATGACGAAGTTTACCAAAGCACGATAGCAGGGCGACCTTTTGATGACATGGTTGCTAATATAAGAGGGCATATAAATGGGGTTTATCAAAGTTCTAATACTCGTGAAATAAATGAATTAGTTGATTTTATTAACGAGAATAAATTTGATAGTTCAAAAAGGGTACAAGTTGAAGAAGCAGTAAGCAAATTACATACTAAATATGCGAGTGATAGAGCAGGAAATAATCTAAGACGTTATGCAAGTCAGATAGCACATGACTCTGTAATGCAGTTTCATGGACAGTTTACAGTAGCAAAAGCAAAGGCATCTGGATTGAATCATTATAGGTATACTGGTACACTTGTAAGGGATAGTAGACCTTTTTGTAGAAATATGCTAAACAGAACACTAACGGAGAAAGAAATAAGAGATACTTGGAATAATCAAGGGTGGGGCGGAAAATCACCAGGCGATCCATTTATTGTAAGGGGTGGTTATAGATGCAGACATACTTGGATTCCAACAAACCCAGATTGGGATATTTAAGGAGCAAAACATGGCAGAAGAAAATCAAGAGCAACCTAAAGAAGTAATTCAAGAAACACCAGAAACACCTATTGAAGAAGTGCAAACAGAAAAAGTTTATACAGAAGCACAAGTTGGTGAAATAATAGAAAATAGAATTGCAAGGGAAAGAAGTAACCTTAATAAAAGATTAGGTGTAAATGATATTGATTTGGCAATTAATGCAGTCAAAACACAAAAAGAAATTGAAGAAAAACAAAAAATTCAAAAGGGTGAGTTTGAAGAAATATTAAAATCAAGAACCCAGGAATTTAATAAAGAAAAAGAAAATTTAGAAAATCAATTAAAAGATATTAAAATAAATAAATCCTTATTAAGTTCTGCTTCCAGGAATAAAGCAATCAATCCAGATCAAGTTGTTGAACTTTTAAGTAAGAATATGAAATTAAATGAAAGTGGAAACGTAGAAATTCTTGATTCTAATGGAATAGCACGTTATAACAAAATGGGGGAACTCTTTAGTACTGATGAATTAGTACAGGAGTTCTTGACACAAAACCCGCACTTTGTTTCTGCAACCCCTAGTGGTTCTGGCTCGGTGTCAAATGTGGATAGGACAAACTCTAAGCAATCCTTTAAACTTGAGGAACTAGATATGAATAACCCAGAGGATAGAAAGAAGTATGCAGAATTTAGAAAGCAACGGAATTCTAAACCTTATGTGATTAATTCAAACCCTTAAATTTGTTTTATTTATAGGAGTAAAAAATGGCAAATGAAACAACCAGTTCAACCATTTCGGAACTCTACACCGAGATAGTTGCAGAAGCATTATTTGTTGCAAGTGAGCAATCTATAATGAGAAATTTGGTTAGAAACTACACAATAGCAGGTGGTGGAAAATCAGTAGAAGTACCAATATATGCTACAGTTTCTGCAGGAGCAGTTAGTGAAGCATCGGATTTATCAAATACGGCAGTCAATCCAAGTTCAGTTACTATTACTGCATCAGAAGTTGGAATCATGACTACACTTACAGATTTGGCAAGAAATTCTGCAGGAAGAAATGTTGCAGGGGATATTGGCAGATTATTTGGTGAAGCTATTGCTAGAAAAATGGATGCAGACTTATCAGCTCTATTTACAGGCTTTTCTACAGAAAGAGCAGGTGGAGCAGGTAATGAACTAACTATTGCTGATATATTTGAAGCTGTTGCAGATTTGAGAACTGCTAATGCTCCTGGACCTTATTATGGTGTGTTTCACCCAAAACAAATCTTTAATGTTAAAAAGTCTTTAACAAATACATTTGTTGGAAGGGATACAGAACTTTCTAATGAAGCTATGAGAAGTGGTTTTGTTGGAAACATAGCAGGAGTTCAAATCTTTGAATCTTCAAATGTTGTTGTTGATGGCTCAGATGATTCTATCGGTGGAGTGTTTTCACAAGATGCTTTGGCATTAGCTATGATGCAAGACATTAAGCTTGAAACTCAAAGAGATGCGAGTTTGAGAGCAGATGAAATTGTTGCTACTGCAGTTTATGGTGTTAGTGAAATACATGACACATATGGTGTTAAATTAACCGCAGATACATTGGCTAACTAATAACTTATGGGGTGGGAAACCACCCCTTTTTAAAAGGTTTTATAATATGGAAATGGTTAAGCTAGTAAAAGGCGATAGAATTATTGAAAGAACTAAAATTGATTATGAGAATAATATTAAAATATGGGAAATAAGAGGTTGGAAATTATTTGTAAATAAACCAAAACCAGAACCCAAGCCAGAACCTAAAGTTGACAGTGAATGGCAAAAAGAAGCAATAAAAAAACCTAAATCCAAAAAGGCTAAATAATGGCTACAAATCTATTTAGTGTTGCACATAGCGATTTACAAAAGATACAACCAGATATTCTAGGTTTTGGCATAACAAATTTTGAGAATAAAATGCAGTGTTCTGACAATGATGTTTTAAGAACGATCGGCGAGGAATTGTGGGAAAGATACAGGCATACAGTTAG